CAGAAAATTGCAACCATGCTGCCAATACGATTCTTTCAATTCGACTCCAACAAACTTGCGGCCGCACCTAAGCGACCCGACACCTTCGCTGCCAACTCCACCGAAAGGCGAAAACACGACGTCGCCCGGAAGCGTCCAAAGGTCAACGGCACGCTCTATCAACCCAAGCTGTAGCGGGCAAATGTGCTTCTCATCGTTTTCCGTTGTCGCCAGTTTGAAGTTTAACACGTCCGTTTGATTGATGTCCCACCAAACCGGTTCAGCGTATCGCCGCCAAATATCGATCGACGGATCGGCCGCGTTTTTTTTGCGTGAAAACGGCGACGGGTGACTATCGTTTGAGCTTCCAGCCTCACCGATGTATCGCGCGAATCCTTTTGGCCTGACGATAGGCTTGTCGCTCATCAAGCCGCTTCCTTCGCTTGGTGGCTTGCGGAAGACGATCAGGTAATCCGCCATACCTTGCCGCACCTGCGACGTATCACGCCTAACAGTCTTGTGCAAGAGCCCGTTGTTGTTGGTCCGCTCCCGCTCTGTGACAGGGCATTTCCATATCGTTACCCGCGAATGAAAGACCCATCCAGCGGCCTCGAATTCCTGAATGCAAGCCCCAGGAAAGTCGATAAGCCCCGTCGTGCCGTAGACGTTCGCATATCTCGGTAAGTCCTTGCAATGGACCGCACAAAGGCGGCCCGGAACCGTCAGCCGATAAAGTTCTTTGATTGCGAAAGCGTAGTGCCGGAAGAACTCTTCATCGTTTGCAGCGTTGCCCATGTCGTTTTCCGAATCGCTGTAGATGTACAGTGAAGAAAACGGCGGCGAGTGAATGCAAAAGTCGATCGAGTTATCGGGAAGGTCTCGCATAAGATCAACGCAATCGCCGTTGTAAAACGTCCAGTCCGCTCCGTGTTGTTCGTTCATGCAACCCATTTCAAACACCTGCCTTTGATTTAAGAAAACTAGGAATCGTCGGAACCGCCGACGCTGATAAACCGACTCGCATCAACTCGACTTGATTGCCAAGTCCGAATTGCCTCACAACTTCCGCCATCGACGCTTGCATCAAACCATGATCGGCACCCTTTCGGGCAATGCTCTTTTCGATGTTCGCATCCGCGTCGCTGCCGATGATATGAACCTTCACCGGCCGCGTCTGCCCAAATCGCCACGACCGCCTTACCGCTTGGTAATACTCTTCAAACGAAAACGAGAGCGACGCAAAGACTTGCGTATTGCAAATTTGAAAGTTGAGCCCGACGCCAGCGATAGACGGCTTAGTCACCAGCACCGGAAACTGCCCTTCGGCAAAGCCTAAGAGTAGATCCTGCTTTTTCTTTTCCGGCATCGACCCGCGAACCTCAACGGCTCCGTCGACATGCTTCATCAACTCCGAAGATTCGTAGTCGGTGTAACACCAAACGATTGCCGGCCGCTCTGACTCACGCACAATCTCCGCAACTCGCTTAGCTCGCTCGGTGTTGGTCCGCCGCTTTTCTTCGTGGATGTTCGTCGCCGAAATTCCTTCGACGTCGAATAGAAAGCCATCGGCGACGCCATCATATGCAACGCTCACAATATGTCGCTCAACGGTGAGCGGTGGCAAGATGTAGCCGTCGTCGCTACCCCCAAGATCGGACGGACGCGAAAGACAAACCGCCCACGATGTGACCCATCGCCAAAAGTCCTTTTGAGCGTGTTTCTTCAAGCGGTAGCCGCCTGCCTTCATCGTGTCGTTAATGAACCAACGCGAAAGCATTTCGTTCGACGGCATGACCCCAAGAAAATCGGCGTGGTTGCCTAGCTCTTTGTGGTCATTGGGTGCCGGTGTCGCTGTACATGCCAAGCGGTATGGCGTTTCGCGATATGAGTCGATTAGCTCCTGCTTGATCTTCCCAGTAAAGTTTTTGAGGATCTGCGATTCGTCAAGCACAACACCTGACCAAATCGAAGCGTCAAACTTGTGAAGCTTTTCGTAATTGATGAGGTTAATGCCCTCGACAATTTCGCTTTGCTCATCGACCACCGCAACGGTCGTTTCGATGCCAAACTTTTCGGCCTCTCGTTTTGTTTGGGCTCGAATGCCAACTGGCGTATGAATTACAACCGGCCGCTTCGATCGTTTGCAAACCGCATCCGCCCACGCTAGTTGCTGTATCGTCTTTCCTAGTCCGGTATCCTCAAACAAAGCCGCCCTGCCACGCTGTAGCGACCATTGGACGCATTTAGCCTGCCAGCCCTTGAGAGCTTTTGGAAGCTCGCTAACCGCAACCTCAAAGCCTAGCGGCCTTGCCGATCGCACCTTCGATCGAATGAATTCTTCGTAATCCATAAAAACACCAAAAAGCCACCGGCGGCGCGGCGTAGCGGGCCATCCCGAATGGGGAACAGAGGCACCGCCGGTGGTTGTGTTGTTGGTTGTAGCCCGCTACGGCTTGTCAAATCTTAACGCACTGTCAACCGTTGACAACTGCCAAATCCTCTACCGACTCAAAACCGCAAAGAAAACGCATCCAATCGACTTCCCGATTGGATAGGTCAAACCATTCGCCGCGCACCCGCTTATCTGAAAAAATGCGATGCAAACGAGTCTCGACGTTTTTATGTGCTTGCTTTGTCGCAATCAGTCGCAGCCTTGGATCTTCCGCTTGAAGCGTCTTTTCCCTTGCTTGTGGCGAATACGAAAATCCTATTTTAGTTAGTCCGTTTGTGTGCCTCATCAAATAGACGTATGGAGTTCGCCTATCTGTTCCGCATTGGCTTCTATCAAGTTGGCTAGAAAAATAATCGACCTTTGGTTCTAGCGTTATGTTTTGCTTGACGATCTGCCGCCGAAGTTCCGAAATCGTTTGGCATGCTTCGTCAATCGCGTTGCCAAACTGCTCGACAGCAAACTCAAAAATCCTGGCCTGATTGTTTGTCATGCTAAATTGCTCGCGACTATCGAAATCGATCATCGCTTTGACAATCTCGTGCACTCCGCAATATGGGCCGCTCTTGTATCGCCATCTCCTGTCAAGCCTCCAGAATTTTCGATCTCCAACGGTGACGACTACGCTGTGGTAATCGTCGCCGAAATCTACACGCAAATCGTTCTTGATTAGCCTTGTCAGGTCTTCCGGCAGTTCGCTCATAGTCCCCTCGTCTCCCGCATCTGCCTCTCGATCTCATCGGTAAGCCTTCCGTAGGCTTGCCGCGTCGCCCGTGCCGCTTGATACTCCGCGACCCGCCGCGACAATCCGCCGTCGTGCTCGGCAATGGCGGCACGCTCGGCGAAGTGCTCGGTGATGTCATCGTCGGTCGGCATTACTTAACCTCACGCTTCGTTGGTCCGTGTTGTTGTAAAATCTTCGCTCGTGCTTTTAGTAGCCCGATCGTTCGTTCGCCGCGTTCTCTCGCTCGCTCCGGTTCGCACCATCGGCAAAGCCATTCACCTTCGAGCGTTTCGGTAGTCATGTACGATCCGCAATTGCAAAGCGGTATCGCGTCCATCGCTTCCGGCCCTATGGTGAAGAACCGGAAGCCCGGCGGCGGCTCCATCGGCTTGACGATCACCGCCGCCGGTTTGTCAGGGTCTCGCTTAGGTCGCATCAGAATGGCGTGTCCGCAATCATGTTAACCGGCTTACCGTCAGCATCGACCGCCGATGCAAGATCCTTGAACTCTGGCGACTTCCTTATCTCCTCCTTCCACTTGTTCGGAAGCGATTCGAAAACCAACGGATCAAACTCGTCAGGCTCAAGGCTAAAATATATGTGAGCTTCGCTCGTCGCCGGTGCTTTCATTCCTTTGGGCAGCCTTGCGACTGTCTGAACGTTGGCGTAAACCTTTCCGTCTTTTGGCTCTGAATGCAAAATGTTGAGCATGCAACCCACTGATAAAATCCGTCTAATCTCCCAGGTTCCAAGCTCTTCTTCCGTAAATTTTTGGCCTCGCCATGATTCGAGGTCTTTTCTAAAGCTTGCTTTTTCACTCATTGAAACCGTGTAGGTTTTCGTAATCCTAAACGGCTTTCCGTCTGTCTGTGCTTCGTCAATTATTTCCCACACGACCCGAAGTTTTCTCCTTAATCCGACTGGCTTATTTTCAAACGTTTCTTCGTGGCGTCCAAGATCAACTACGGCACAACATACCGCAACATGATTGCCCTCCGGGCATCGCTCGTAATTTGACGATTCGTTTTTTGGTACAACTAGGGGCATCTTCTAACCTTTGTAAAAAGTGGTGTAAACGCCGCTGCATTGGCGGCAAAGGCCGTGCGGGAATCGCACCCGCGACGCTATGCGGCCTATCGGTGCTCTTGGTAATGCTTTGCCATGTTTCTCGCGTCGTGCGAATTTGCACAAGTGCTAAACAACTCCCAGCGGCCCGATCCATCAATATCGATTAGCACGTCTCGGCCACTGTCTTGAAATTGTGCCAACTGGTAATTCAAAACCTTCCATTCCTGACGTACGTCGTCAAAGACTTCTGTCCACGTTTGGCCCGCGATATAATCGGCCTCGCGGTCCGCTTGTGCAGCGGTCGTGTATTCGTCGGAATAAATGACGCTGTTGCTGTCTAGTCGGCTTGCAACTCGATAACGTAGCGGTTTCATTTTTTCGCCTTCCTTGGATCTGTTGGCAGCTTTCGCCGCGGCTCGGTTGTTTTTTCAAGTTCGTCTATCGCGCCTAAAACGCAACCGTAAGCAATTTTTCCGTTGGGACTGTCTGCCTGCGACTTCCAGTCCGTAACAATCTTCCGAAGCGTTTCCCATCGCCGCTCAAGCGGTTCCGTCGCTTGCTGTACCTTGTGCTCAATCAGCTTTTGCAATTGTTCGTCAGTCATTTTTTCACCTCGATTTTTTCGGCCTGCCGTTCGGCTTCTTCGACAAAATCCTGAACCGATTCGATTAGCGATCGTGCCGAACTAAGCGACAATCCGATTCGGTAATCTTCATAAGCCGCGGCCTGGACAACGCCCCCGCCAACAGCTTGAAGCCGATTTTCGCTGACACTGATCACAAGCTCAATGACCGGCTCAATTTCGGATTCCTCTTCGGTCAATCCGAAAAACACGTTGCCGCTTGTGGCTCTTAAAAACTTCATCCTTCCACCTCTTTGACAAACTGCCCGTCGACCATGCGGCCCTTGCGATCTTTGATTTCGTCATAAGCCGCTGACATGCAATGCCGCAAGCTGAGGTCAAGCTTTTCGCAAATGACCGTCAAGACCACGACGCAATCGCCAATCGCGTCTTGAGCCTCATTGCTGTCGTGTTTTGCGATCGCGTCGCGCAACTCTTGCATCTCCTCGGCAAGCTTGCCTAGCTGCACTTCGATTGTCGATCCGTCGATC